CAGCAGTTGATGACTTGGAGACCTAACACTAAAGGTAAGACTGACTGTGTGATGGCTCTATGGTTTGCGGTGCTACGTGTGCAAGAACTTATGCAGGCTGCATCGTTTACCAGTCGTTACAAAGAAAACCGTTGGGCTACAAAGGCTCAACTATCTAAAAGACAATCAGTTAACCTAGACGCTGCTTTCCAAGAGCAGTGGCAACAAATGTATAGTTAGGAGAAAAAATGGCAATGATGAAGCCAAAGAAGCAGCGCACAGACCGCATTGAATCCACAGGCGGTGGAGCACGCGGAAGCGGTGGCAATAGCGGAATTCGCTGGATTGATTCTGGACCTGGAGCGTCAAAGGGTGTAAAGGTTAGTCCTAACGTAACAGTAGTTCGTGGAACAGTTGCAGGCGGTGGAAAGGGTTCTTCAGCACGTGCAGTGCGTGGAACCGAACCAACTGGCGGCAAGATGATGAGCGGTGCTGAGCAGGCTCGTGCACAGAATGCACGAATGACTGCATCTAAGCAGACACCAAAGGGCGCTAAGGCTCTTAAGAGCATTCAGAAGACTACAAAGAAGCCATCAAAGTTAACTCAGTCAGTTCAAAAGGAACTTGGCAAGAAGAAGAAGTAATAGTTTTTAATCAATCGTTAGGATTTCAATGTTAACTAATAAGCAGATTGCTGCACGTGTGCAGTCTCTGGTAGACCGCGCCCGTGAGCGCGATGGTCGCCATGATGATGTGCTAACAGTGCGTCAAGGAAACATTGCATCTGTCTACCCTGAATTCTTTCCAGAAGGTATTGATGCAAATGTTGTTGCCAACTTTATTGACATTGTTGCCCGCGATTTATCTGAGGTAATGTCGCCTCTGCCTGCTATTAACTGCTCAGCAATTAATCAGGCAGAGGACAAGCCTCGTAAGTTTGCAGACCGTCGTACTCAGATTGCTGCTAACTATTTTGTTCGTTCAGATTTACAAGTACAGATGTATACAGGAACGGACTGGTACATCACATTTGGTTTCGTCCCATTCATTGTAGAATTCGACGAAGAAGCAGGGCTGCCACGCATTCGCATGGAAAACCCAGTAGGTGCTTACCCAGAGTTTGACCGCCATGGGCGTTGCATTGCCTTTGCTAAAAAGTATCGTATGGCTATGGCAGAACTATGTGCTCAGTTCCCTGAGCATGAATCTGCCATATTGGGCGTAGATGGCTACGACCAGAATATGAATACAGAACTTACAATCATTCGATATTATGATAAAGAACAATCTGTAATTTATATTCCAGAGCGTAACAACCTTGTTGTTTCTCAGGCTGTTAATCCGCTTAAGAAGATGCTTGTCCACATTGCACGCCGTCCATCTATTGATGGTCAAATGCGTGGACAGTTTGATGACGTACTTGGTATTCAGTTGCTTCGTAACCGTTTCGCATTACTTGCGATGGAAGCAGCAGAGAAGTCAGTACAGTCACCAATCGTTCTACCTTCAGATGTTCAAGAGTTTGAGTTTGGTGGAGACGGCGTAATCCGTACCAACAATCCTGCTGGTGTTCGTCGCGTAGAACTTCCTATTCCATCTGGCGCATTCAGCGAGCAGCAAGTTCTGCAGCAAGAATTGCGTACAGGTACTCGTTATCCTGAATCACGTACAGGTAACGTAGATGCATCCATCATTACGGGACAGGGCGTTCAAGCCCTTATGGGTGGATTCGATACGCAGATTAAGTCTGCTCAGGCTATCTTTGCATCAGTGCTCAAGGATGTAATCTCTACATGCTTTGAGGTTGATGAAAAAATATTTGATTTTAAGAAGACAATTCGTGGAGTAGATGCTGGTGCGCCTTATTCACTTGAGTATCTTCCATCTAAGGACATCAAGGGTGATTACTCTGCAGATGTTCGTTACGGCATGCTTGCTGGTCTTAATCCAGCACAGGGCCTTATTTTTATGCTTCAAGCATTGGGTGGTGATTTGATTTCCGTTGACCTTGCTCAGCGCGAAATGCCATTCGGTATCAACGTAACCCAAGAACAAGAGAAGATTGAAGTTGAAAAACTTCGTAAGGCTCTCATTGGTTCACTAACAGCATATACGCAAACAATTCCACAGATGGCATCACAGGGACAAGACCCACTTCCAGTCATTCAAAAGATTGCATCAGCAATCAAGGGACGTAAGGCTGGTAAGCAGATTGAGGATGTCATTGAGGAAGTGTTTACACCTGAGAATCCTCCTGCTGGAACTCCAGTTGAGCAACCCGTCCCCTCTGCTCCTGGCGCTCCAGTAGGAGGCGCTCCAGCACAGGCAGGACCACCAGATTTACAGATGCTGCTTAGCCGACTTAACTCACAAGGCGAAGCAACAGGTAGTGCACAAGTAAGACAGCAACGAGTACTCTAAGGAGAAACAATGACACCACGTAAGAAGCCAGTAAAGAAGACTGCTACTACTCGTGTCATAAAGAAGAATGAGTATGAAGATTACTCTCCACTAGAGCAGTACTGCATTGGTTTGCATGAATATTACAAAGCACTAAAGAAGGCTGGTTTTACAGAGTCATGGATTATGTCACTACTTGGTGACAAGGATACATATCCTGATTGGATTATTCCAGACTTTCCTAACAAAATTGACCCAATTCCATATGAAGATGAGGATGATGAATAATGGCTGATAACAGAGGCGGGTATCGTAAGCCAGAAAATCCAGCACCAGCATCAGGACCAGGTGCGCTATCACAGCGCACAGACGGTGGACCAGCACAAGGTGCTAAGTATATTCCAGGACTTCCTTACGGACAAGGTCAGTCAACATATGACCAGCAGACTGCAGCGCCTATGGCTGCTGCACAACCAGTTCCACAGATGGAAATGCCAACACCATTGATGGCTCCTACATCACGACCAGATGAACCTATTACAGCAGGTATCAACATGGGCGAAGGACCTGGTTCTGAAGTTATGTTTGACCGACCAAGCACACCAACTAAGTCATTAACAGAAGTTATGCGCGACCTTATTCGCTTTGACCCATCTGGAGATACAGAATTAATTTATAGAACACTTGTTGACGAAGGATACTAATGGCAATTAAGGTTCATCCAATTGTAAGTAAACTTAGTCCAAATGTTTATGCTGCTGCTCAGCAGGCTAACTTGCCGCCAGAGCAAGCATCAAAGTTGGAACAACTTGGTTTTACTGTAGACAAGAATCGCAAACTTATGCAACTTCCTGCTGATGAAGCAAAGAAGCAGTTTGCGTCTCTTGACCCAACCGTTCAGGAAAAGATTAAGTTCCTATACCCAGATGCCACATATGCGCAACCTGATAAGGATATGGGAGATAAGTTAATTGGTGCTGCAGGATTTACACTTAAGACTGCTGCTTCCCCACTAATCGGAATCTTTAAGGCACTTGGTGTCTACAACCGCGTCATTAATACACCATACTTGGTTGCACGTCAGGTTGCACAGGGTGAAGAACTCTGGAGCAAGAAGACATTTAAGGATGCATGGGATGGTAAGAACATCTATGACAATGGCGCACTTGATGAGGCCATCAAGGTATTTGGCGCAACTGACGTTGCTGTAGCACAGGGTCTAATTGCTGGCTTAAAGCCAGGAGAGATTGTCGAGCAATACGGCAAAGTAGATAACAAGTTTCTTAAATCATTGCAGAAGGCATATAACGAGCCTGAAAAGTTTAAGCAAGTACTTGATGGCGTAAAGTATGCACAGGTTTCACCTGGTCGAGACATTGCACGTATGCTAGATACTAAGCCATTAAAGGCTTCATTGCATCAAGATTACATTGATGGCAAGACAAAGAATGTATCTGGCTACATTGACTTTGCGTATCAGTTGGCTATTGACCCACTAACTTATGTTACTGGTGGTCTATCTAAGTTGCCTATGCTTGGCACAAAGTTTATGACACGTTCAGACAGAATGCTCAAGCAAATTGAAGAGCATGGCAGCAAGGCTGTTCGTGATATTTTCCGTGAGAATCCAGATATTGTTAAACTCTGGGATGATGGAATTGGTAAGGCTGCAAAAAAGATTGCTGATGCTCCTACAATTGCAGAGAAGAATGCAGCAGCACGTGCTCTCAAGGACGAATTTGCTGGCTACAATAACGATGAAGCAATTGACATGCTTGTTCGTAACAAGATTTTTGATGCAAAGGCTGCGGTAAATTACTTTAGCGAAGCAGAAAATGTACCTAAGTTACTTTCTGGTAAAGTAGATGGTACTCAGTTCTTCCGTAATGGTATTGCAACTGCTCGCAATCAGCGTCGTCTTGATATGGGATTTGGAAAGTATGTAGATTCTTTCTTTAATCCTACAAAGAGCACAGAAGAAATTGAAAAGTCAGGCAAAGATGCCTGGGATATTTTTACAAAGGCCGCCAAAGAAGGCGAACTTGCTGCAGAAAACATCACAGATGTTAAGAAGTTCTGGTCTGAGATGTCATTCCGTGAAAAGGTTGGTCAAAAGTTCGGCCGTTCTACACAGGGTCGTCAGATTCTTCTTGGTGAAGACGCTATTAAGACTGCAGATGTAGTTCGAGATACATTCCGTCAAGTTCTTCCACGTGACCTTGCGGACTTTATGACACATAAGTTTATTAATGCTGAGGCTAATGACCAGGTTATTATTCTTCGCAATACTTACTATGCAATTATGCAGCGATATGGACTAGATGGACACCCACTTGGCGATGAACTTATTAAGAAAACACTACAGTCTAAGTTTGGTGATAAAGAAGGTCTATCTGTCGTAGAAAAGTTGACAGTAAAGCCAGAGTTTGCTGATGAACTGGGAACAGTCGGATTACGACAAGGTGATGACGGTATTCATTACGAGTCATCTGGTATTATTCATCCATTCCAAGAAGCAAAGGGTATCGGCTCTCTTAACTATATGGAGATTGCTGAGACTGTAGCCAATATTAAGAGCAAAAAGAATCTTATTATGGCTGCACGTGGTGCAACACAGTCACATATGGCTGGTGAGTTTGTTAATGCTTGGTCATTGCTAACACTTTTTCCACGTCTTGGTATTCGAAGCGGTATTGATGAAGCAATGATGTTCTTGCTTACAGCACCAGGCGCAGACATATTTAAGTATGTTACCCGTCAGGGACATAAGATGGGTAAGATTGCTACTGCTCACACAGGCAGCAAGTCTGCTGAGGGCTTGCGCTCTAGTATGGCTAACCTTTGGGGTACTCGCGCTTCTGAGGCTATTACATATGAAAAGCGCCTTGCTCTTCGCAAGCAGGTTGCTGCTGAAAAGGGTATTAGCGAGGACTTGCTCAGTGCTGCGGACATCGGCACTGCAACAGCACGTGAGGCTACACGCCTATTCTGGGGTAAGGACACACAAGAGACACAGTTCCTTGTAGAAGGACTGACCCACGGTGCTCATATTATGAGTTCATCTGCTCGCTCTATTGCAGGTTCTGCATCTCTTACAGGTAGAGTTGAATCAAGCATTGCAGCAAACCTTGTCGAAATGAATAACTACGACAAGTTGCTCAAGGAAATTGATACAGTATCTGGCGCTACAGGACGCATGCTTGATACTCGCGACTTGGCTAAGGCTCATGTTCTTGATGGTCGTGGTGTAGCAGTAGTTCACTTTGAGAACTTTGTTAAGCGTTTTTACGGAAATCGTAAAGTTCTAAATGGCGATACAGGAACACGCACATTTGACCCAGCAAAGAACTTCCTTGAGAACAACGCACTTGAAACTGCAGCAGACTTCCGCAAGGCTAAAGAAGAAGCACTTGCATCTATTGGCGTAGTTCGTAATGAAGAACTTGTCAAGACAATTGGTGAAGATGGCGCAGAAAAGATTTCTAAGAATATCTATTACAAGATTATAGATAACGAAGCAGTATCTGAATTCTTGAAGATGTCTTCTCGTTCTAGCGAACTAATGCAGCGTGGCACACCACGTGCTGAGATTGTAGTAGACCAAGTAGACCGCACTCTTCTTGATTTATACGCTACATTCCACGGTTCGTCTGAGAAGTTTAACCGTAAGTTGTTTGATGCAATCAAAGGTAAGCAAGAAGAACTTACGGAAAAAGAGATTGCAACACTTACTGATGTACCAGATAAGTTGCGTCGAGCAACTAAGTCTCTTACATTTGATGAGTTTGAAAAGGCTACACAGGGCTTCCAGCCTGCTGGTCGTATGTACTCTCAACTTAACATTGAGGGTTTGACTGATATGGAAGGCGTATATACCAAGTTAGGTAATAAGGCTTTCGAGTTTATGGACCGTCAGGTTACAGAAATGTACCGTCAGCCAGCAGTTATGATTGCATATACTCGCATTCGTAAGAATCTTTATAAAGTTCAGAAGGATGAAGAGAAGGCTGTAATGGCCAAGTTCATTCAGGCTAATGGTGGTTCAGGTCGTCGTTCATTTGATGAACTCGCTAAGGATATTGAAGAGCAGGTAACACGCAAGTATGTTGAGATTGCTATCAATCAGGCCGCAGATACAGTTCTTAAGTATGCAGATAACCCGCTTATTCGTACAAACTTTGCTTTATCTGTTCGCAATACAGGTCGTTTCTATCGTGCAACTGAAGACTTCTGGCGCAGAACATATCGCCTAAAGGATGTAGCACCACGAGTTCTATACCGTATGCGTTTAGCGCATCTAGGTCTCAACTCTGCTGGCATGATTTATTCAGATGCCAAAGGCGACCCATATGTAATGATGCCTATGGATGACATTATCTTTAAGACAGTAGATGGCACAGTACGTACATTGACTGGTAATTCAGGATTCCAACAACCAATGTTTAATGATTTCACATTAAAGTTGAAGTTGGCTAACCCATCATTCTCTCCAGATTCAGGTATGCCTACGCTATCTGGTCCTATTGCAGCACTTGGTGTTCTAGGTATGAAGAACCTGCTTGGTAAGGGTGGTTCTTTTGGTCAAAAGGCTGGTGAAGAACTAGACAATATTGCTCTTGGCAATATCGGAGAAGGCATGGATATTGTTCGTGCTTTAGTTCCTGCGTCACTTCAGAAGACTTGGACTATTCTTAATAAGGATGACAAGAATAAGCAGGAGGCTACTGCTGCTATGCAGGCTATTGCTTATAATGCATCACAAGGAAAGATGCTATCTCCTAATGCTACAGAAGGAGAGAAGTACGAATATCTAAAGAATATCCGTATCTCAGCGCACAACATTATTGCTGTTCGTGCAGCACTAGGTATGTTTGCTCCACTCGCACCATCTGCACAGGAAAGCATTGGCGTTCCAGACTATCTAAAGGAAGTCGGATTTGTAACACTACGCTCTGAGTTCTTTGATTTAGTTGATGCAATCACCAAGAAGCATGGCGCAGATGTTCAGGACCCATATGAGTTGGCACTTGCTACTTTTATTGGTCAGAACCCAGGCAAGTTGGTATACACAATTGCTCGTGATGAGAAGACAACTAAGGTCCAGATTGCCAAGACAAAGGCACTTAAGGACTGGGCTATCTCAAACAAGAGCCTCATTGATACCTATGGTGAGGCAGCATTTATCCTAGCCCCACGTATGGGCGAGTTTGACGCTGGTACATATGCTTGGCTAGAGGCTGCAGACTTACTTCAAGATAAGTCAGTTGATAAGTATCTTACTGATGTAATGGTAAATCGCGACAAGCAGGCTTACTACGACATTGCTCGCAACGAAAAAGAAGCACTTTCTAAGACAGCAAGTAGCACTGCACGCAAGGCTATTATTGATAATGCAACTGCTGCTCGTAAGATGCTTAAGGCATCTAATCCATTGCTAGAGGCATCACTAACTGCTGGTGGTAATGAGATTGCTACAGAAGAGCGCATGCTTAACGGCCTTGAAGAGATGCTAGCAAATACAAGCATTAACGTAAATGCTGGTACACGTAGCAAGTTGCTTGTCTTGACTAATGCAGTTCGTTCATTCATCAACATGTCTAAGGACCCAGTGCTTCGCAATACAGACAACTTTACACAGTTAAAGCGTGAGCGCAAGGCAATTCTTGAAGAGATGATTGCACAATACGCAACTGCAGACTTAACTGTTAAGGAAGCAAACCGCGCAGTATTTGGCGCGATTCTTGATTATTACTCACGAGATTCATATACAGCATAAAGGACTAAATACTTATGGCAACTAAGAGTCAGATAGCCGATTGGCTAGCGTGGGCAGATAAGAAACTCCAGGAGAATGGCGGCAATAGCCAGCCATCTAACTGGGATAAACTCAATGCACCTTTTATTATCAACAAGTATAAGAACTGGCAAGAAGTCTATAATGCTATTCTTCAGGATTACACCTCTGCTGGTGCTACCGCAGAGGAAGTAGCAACTGCTGCTCCAAATAGAACCAAGAGCGAAGAAGCGAAGAAGAAGAAGACCGCTAAGACGCTTCAGGAAAATGCTGCTGCTCTTGACCCATTTGGCGAAGAGGCTGTTAAGAAGTATGGCCTTGTTGTTAATGTAGATGATAATGGCAATCAGGCTGTAAAAGGTATTATTCCTGGAAGCAGCGAATCTGTACCTATGTATGTCTATACGACATCACGTACTGGCCTTAATGTAACTACACCTGGCAATGCAGTTGGTACTCCAAAGGCTACAACAGACCAGCATGTATTTGTTGAGACTGATTACAACAAGATTCGTGCTGAGATTCTTACTGATGCGCAGAAGACCCCTGGTGGTCTTGATGGCTTGTTTAAGAAGTTGTACGACTCTGGTTCAATTAGCAAGTCTACATTTGAATCAAAGAATATCTCAGCCCCTGATTTTGATAAGGGTCTTCAGTATCTTGTTAATCAGTTCTCTATCTCTGCGGTAAATGATTACTCCGTATATGGCAAGACAGATGTTAAGACATTTGGCGACTGGATGGCTAACGACTTTAAGGGCGCTGGCAAGACATCCCGCACAACATATGACATGGTTATTACAAACCGTCAAGATGCTGCAAGCGACATTGACCAGTTCTTTACTCGCTACGTAGGTCGTCCAGCAACTAAGGCAGAGCATGATGAATATTACAAGTTGCTCAATGCTGCTGAACGTAAGGCTATCCAGTACACAACAACTACATCAGATGGCAATAGAACTGTAACTGGCCAGAACCTTAATGAGACAGATGTTGCCTTGCTTATGGGCAAGGTTGCTGGCTCAGCAATTAAGGGTAGCGATATTGAAACTCTTATGAAGTCTGGTGCTGGAGCGGCACAGGATGTTGACACAATCCTTGCACATGCACGTGAGTATGGAGTTAAGATATCACGTGAGCAGGCTACAAAGTACGTAGCAGATAATCTCCGCAATGGTACAAACACAGATGCTACAAAGGCGAAGATTATTGAAATTGCTCGTTCTAACTATAAAGGTCTTGCTGACAAGATTAGCGACAACGTTAGCGTTAAGGAATTGGCTAGCAACTATGTCTATCAAAAGGCAGAGACACTTGAGTTGAACCCGAATACTATTGACATCTTTGATGGCGATATTCAGGATGCAATCAATGGAAACATTTCCATGACAGATTTCAATGTACGTTTACGACAGAACCCATCATGGGCTAAGACAAAGAATGCTAAGGAAGAGGCTGCTAAGTACGCTACCTCAATTCTTGAGTCATTCGGATTGATGGCATAATATGGCTGTAGATGCAAGAGCGGCATTAGCAAAACTTACTAGTGGACAGACGCTTACTGCCGAGGAAAGAGCATACCTTAATCTTGGTCCAGCACCAGCGCCTGCTGTAGCACCAACAACTGGTGTAGTTCCAGGCTTTAAGCCACAGATTATTACTGGACTACCTACAACTGGACCCGTTCAGGGCCCTCTTATTGGTAACAACCTTGGTCGTGATGCTGCTGCAATTCTTAATTCAGGTGGCGGTCAGTCGTTCTCTGCTGAGACAAAGGCTGCTGGTCAGGCTTATAACGTATCACAAGGTCTTAATCCAGATGGAACTAAGAAGACTGAGATTACAGTCGATAAGGATGCATACGCAATCCTTGAAGAAGCATTTAAATTCTATGGTCTTGATGAATTAGTTGGAACAATCAAAGGCTACATGCAGCAAAACATTGGCGCGAATGAAGCCAAGTTAAAACTTAAGACAGAGCCTTCATATCTTGCTCGTTTTGATGGTAACACTAAGCGTGTTGCTGCAGGACTTAATGCTCTTGATGAGGCTACATATCTTCAACTTGAGAATGATTACTCAGAGACACTAAAGCAGTATGGTATTGCAGATTACTTTGGCGCAGTAACAGATGCTAAGTCTCGCCTTGCTCGTCAAAAGGAAATGGCTAAAGTAATCGGAGCAGATATATCTGCAGTTGAATTTAAGGACCGTGTATCTACAGCAGTTACTCGTGTCAAGAATGCTGATACAAATACAAAGGATGCGTTTAAGGCACTCTATGGTATTGGTGATACAGACCTAGTTAAGTTCTTCCTTGACCCTACTAAGGGTTCACAAGAACTCAAGACCAAGGCTGCTGCTGCTGAAATCAGCGGTGCTGCAGTTACTGCAGGTCTTGCTGGCACATCACTTGGCACAGCAGAAGAACTTGCTAAGTTGGGCGTAGATAAGGCTGCAGCCCTTGAAGGCTACGGCACTATTGCTGGATACCTACCAATCACAAGTTTCCTCGGTGACATCTATAGCGAATCAGGTGTTAAGTATGACCGTGCTGCTGCAGAAGCAGAAGTCTTTAAGGGCACTGCATCAGAAAAGCGTAAGCGCGAACAATTAAAGGCGCTTGAAGAAGCCTCATTCTCTGGTTCATCAGGAATGGGTCGTACTGGCCAGCCACTAAAGAATACTGGACAGTTCTAAGAATCCCTGACGGACCGACTAGCCCCGTCAGGCGTACAAGACTAGGAGTAGAAGCCAGACAGTTTCCCCGAACTGCAACTGTGGTCTGCGAACTAACTACAATAGAAGGGTGAAGGTTGCATGAGAAGCAACGATAACTGGGAAGACAATGATGACCTCGACTACGAAGTTCAGGGCAGCGATGACACGAATGGTATTAAAGACCTTCGTAAAGCAAAGCGTGCTGACGAAAAGCGTATCAAGGAGTTGACCGAAAAACTTGAAAAGTTCGAACGTCAAGAAAAGGAAGCAACTATCAAGTCAGTCCTAGAATCCAAGGGAGTCAACTCTAAGGCTGCCCGTTTAATCCTTAAGGATTTAGACGAAGTCAATGAAGAGGCAATCAAGAATTGGCTCGATGACAATGGAGACTTAATCGGGTACAAGCAAGAAGAAAAGCATGAAGAGGAAAAGACGGACATTCGAGAGTTCTCTCGACAGGACGGCGTAACTCAGACTGCTGCGACTCCTGGTGCTTCAGATGACTTAATCGATATGTTACAAAACTATAACGGTTCCTCTGAAGAAGAATTACTTTCAATTATCCAACAAATCGCTAACAAAGCAGCGAACTAACATCGAAAGGTAGGTATCCGCCAAATGGCAGATGCTTTCACAACTTCGACCACTGGTCTGGGCACGAACCTTGTAACAACAGCGTATGACAAACTCATCGAGACAAATCTTCGCATTGTTCCAAAGTTCCGCGAAATCGCAGACAAGAAGGTCGGTTCACTCACACACAACGGTTCTACAATCCGTTTCCAGATTCACAACGATATTGCTGATACAGATGTATCGACTGCAGAACTCACAGAGACTGTAGATACAGATGCAGTAGCAGTACCAGCAACAACAATTCTTGATGTTGCTAAGCGTGAACTTGGTCGCTCAGTTATCACAACTAACATCACAAACCTCATGTCACTTGAGAACATTGACCCATGGGTTGCTAACGCAGTTGGCTTCAACATGACAAAGACTCTTGACAAGGCTATTGCTGAGAAGTTGGATGCAGGCGCTAACATCATTCGTGTTGCTGCAGGTGCAGTTTCAAACGTCTACGAAGGCGTTGGAACAGTTGCTGCTAAGACAGCAATCACAGGCACAGACTTGATTAAGTCTACTGCTATCCGTCAGGCTGTTACAAAGATGCG